TAGACTCTAAGCCCCGTGGTCCAGCAGATATCGCAGGTATCTCTGCCACAGCACGAAAAGCATTTTACAGAATTGCTCGTGGGTCACAGCAGTTGCACAGAGGTCGTCCAGGAAAACCACCTAAACCAAAGAAACCGTGATATGCCAAAGGTACACAACATCGGACCAGTATTCGTTCAAGTAACTAAGTTCCCGTATGAATGGGGCGCTAAGTTAGTCACACGTGGCTGGACGCAAGAGATAGAAGAGCCATACAGAGTGGCAACTCCCGTTATAGTACGATTGCCTAAATACAGGGCACTAGTCTTTGGACGGTGGAATGGTATGAAAGAAGAAGAAGAAGCACTCAACGGAGCACTACACACACGGGATGTGACATATGATGACTTTACGGAAGAAGCAGGCTGGACACCAGCCCCAGACACGAATAGAGAAACGAGTGGCGACACTCTCCACTCCAGATTTGCTTTCATGGATGGAGCAGTCGATGTACACGATTGGCAAACTAACTTCAGCGTGGCAAAAGAATCCGAACGAAGCGCTGATTGATGAAGTAGTTATGGGCACTGAAGTTTTTCATGCCATAGCAAAAGAGTTAAAACAGCGTACAAAGAGTATGCTATAACTCTATGGAAAAAGAATACGACGACGAAAAATTTGAGGAAATCAATCCCGAATTTTATACTCAAGAAGAAACACTTCCTGAAGACGTCCCCGATGAGCAGTTAGACGAACTATCACAACAATTCGTTGACAAACTCATCGACAAGATTATGGACTTCCTCAAGGTATTGGTTGGGCACGATTTGCACCCATATCAAAAGCCATTGGCTCGTCGTGTTATTGAGTCCGTCATCATTAACGATGGCGAAGAAGTTACAGCCTTAGCATCTCGTCAGTCTGGAAAATCAGAGACAGTGGCAGATACAGTAGCCACACTCATGATTCTGCTTCCTCGCCTTGCAAAGTTATACCCTGACCTTCTTGGCAAGTTTAAAGACGGTTTGTGGGTTGGATTATTTGCTCCTACTGAGGGGCAGGCTGAAACGCTCTTTGGTCGTACAGTCACACGCTTAACATCAGAGCGTGCCATTGAAATTCTTGGAGACCCAGAGATTGATGACTCGGCTGCAAAAGTAGGCGGAGTAACTCGCCAGATTAGATTACGCAAGTCTGGCTCTACTATTACGATGATGACAGCAAACCCTCGTGCAAAGATTGAATCTAAGTCTTTCCATTTGATTGTTATTGATGAGTGCCAAGAAGCAGATGACTTTGTGGTATCTAAGTCAATCTCTCCAATGCTTGCGTACTACGCAGGGACAATGGTAAAGACAGGCACACCTACAACAAGTAAAAACAACTTTTATAAATCTATTCAGTTAAACAAGCGCCGTCAAACAAACCGAGGCAACAGACAAAACCATTTTCAATGGGATTGGAAAGACGTTGCAAAGTTTAACGCCAACTACGAAAAGTTTATTAGAAAAGAAATGCTACGTATTGGGGAGGACTCCGATGAATTTCAAATGTCATACAACTGCAAATGGCTTCTTGAAAGAGGCATGTTTGTTACTTCGAGCATTATGGATGAGTTGGGCGACACTTCTCAAGAACTGGTTAAGGTATGGCATAAAACCCCAGTCGTTGTCGGCATCGACCCTGCTCGTAAAACTGACTCTACAGTCGTTACTGTGGTTTGGGTTGATTGGGACCGTCCTGACGAGTTTGGTTACTTTGACCATCGTATTCTTAATTGGCTAGAACTACAAGGAGATGATTGGGAAGAACAGTACTTCCAGATTGTTAACTTCCTCAGCAACTACGATGTCCTTGCTGTTGGCGTAGATGGTAACGGTGTGGGGGATGCTGTAGCGCAACGTCTTACCCTGCTCTTACCTAGAGCAGTAGTTTCTGCCGTAACGTCATCTCCTTCCGAACAATCAAGGAGATGGAAACACCTTCAAGCACTGATTCAGAGAAAAATGCTTTCATGGCCTGCCCACGCAAAGACTCGTCGCCTAAGAACATGGAAGCGTTTTTATCAACAGATGACTGACCTAGAAGTAACTTATAAGGGCCCAAATTTCTCAGCAGCAGCCCCCGATGAAAACTACGCCCACGACGACTTTGCAGATTCTTTGGCTATTGCTTGCTCATTAACTAAGGAATTAACAATGCCAGAAGTATCTGTTTCTAGTAATCCTTTTTTCTAGTTCGACCACACAAAACGCTTAAAAGGGTGGAAACTATGTATCAGGAAAAGGCCTTTCCAAACACATCCTTAAGGAGTAAATATGTCAATCTCACCAGCACCTCAATTTCCAGAGCGTGCACCACAGAACTATGAGATGAAGGGTTCTGGCAACGCGACACGCCGTGGACCACTTCGTTTTGAAGAAGGTATTGCAACAGACACAGATGTACCAAATGATTTCCAAATCGGTATGTCATCAGGCGCTGCTACAGCACCAGGTCGTCCAAACCGCAATGCACCTGTATGGCAGAAGTCAGCAGCAGAAACAATGGCAGAGCGTGCACACGTAGGCTCAGCATCATGGGTAGAAGCACCAACATTCCTTGGTGAGTTCGCACATGGAACAATGAACGACTACTCAGCAGCACAGATTGAGACAGTTGCTCGTTCAGGTGGACGTCAGCAACGTCAGTCCGCAACAGTCGTAAACGACTAATTAGTTTAAGACAGACGCCGACCAGCCCCTGCATTAGTGTGGGGGCTGTAAGGCTATCTTTGGAGGAGATATGAAAAAACCCGCTAACCCAAAACTGTATGCAACCATCGTTGCAATGGCACGGGCTAAATATTCTTCTTACCCAAATCCTGGTGCTAGTGCCTGGGTGCACAAGCGTTACGTCCAATCAGGTGGACAATTTATTGAAACAAACGAAGCCACACGTAAGATAACAATGGCTAAACGTAAGCAAGACAAAGAGAAAGCAAAACATCTTGAAGAAAAGAAAGATGTTAAGAAAGATAAGAAGAAGTAATGTCATTTCTTGACTTTAGTCCTCCATCATATAGAGCGGCATCAAGCGACCTTACAATCTCTATTTCTCCACTTGGACTTGTAGAACTTGCAGATGAAGAATTCGAAGTACACGGTCCTCGCCTCAACCGTTACTCATTAAACTGGGCAATGTACCTCGGTCATCACTGGGGTTACCGCCGTGAACAAGGCGAAATGCAAATTGCAGTTAACTACTACCGTGCATTTAATGATTATCTTTCACGCTTTACATTTGGTAACGGCGTTCATTTCCGTTCTCCAAAAGCAACAGAAGCAATTGTCCCAGACCGTTTAGAGCGTATCTGGGAAGTTGACAATGACAAGATGCGTGTCCTACTTGAGATGGGACAGCAAGGCGGAATTACTGGCGACGTATTTGTAAAGGTTGCTTACGAAGAGCCATGGACAGATTCTGCTGGTCACTTTCATCCTGGTCGTGTTCGTCTTCTTCCAATGAACTCTTCTTTCTGTTTCCCTGAGTTCCACCCACACGATAGAACACGCCTACTTCGTTTTAAGCAGAAGTACCGTTTCTGGGGAACTTCACTTGAAGGAACTCGTCAAGTATTTACATACACTGAAATTCTTACCGATGACGTTATTGAAGAGTACGTTAACGATGAATTGATTGATTCACGCCCAAATCCACTTGGCTTAATTCCTGTGGTGCACATTCCAAATGTGCCAGTATCTGGTTCTCCGTGGGGTCTCTCGGACGCACACGACATCATCACTATCAACCGTGCATATAACGAAATTAGCACTGATGTCGCTGACATCATTAACTACCACGCATCACCTGTAACGGTAATCGTGGGTGCTAAAGCCTCTAACCTAGAAAAAGGCGCTAAGAAGGTTTGGGGCGGTCTTCCAAAAGATGCTCAAGTCTTCAACCTTGAGGGAGGAGCACAAGGCATTGACGGAGCCTTGAAGTACCTCGAATTACTCAAGCGCTCAATGCACGAAGTAATGAACATTCCAGAAACCGCTCTGGGTCAAGTTCAAGCAATCTCTAACACTTCAGGTGTTGCTCTCTCTATTCAGTATCAGCCATTGATGAACCGCTACTCTCAGAAGGTTGCTCAATACGGAAAAGGATTAGAGCGCATCAACGAACTCGCTCTTCGCACCTTGTTCCTCAAAGAACCAAACACGATGATTTACGACCCAACTCAAGATGGTCCAATCAAGGAAGGTCAGGTTACACAACTTGACCCGAATGACCCGCTGTCTTACATGAACTACGTTCAATTCCCACCTCCACTCCCATTGGATAAGTTAATTGTTCTTAACGAAATCCAAACAAAATTGGGTATGGGTCTTGAGTCTAAAGAAGGCGCCCTCCGTGCTCTTGGGGAAGAATTCCCAGAAGAGAAGTTGCAGGAGATTCGCACAGAACTCCTTGCTGATGCTGAGGCTGATGGCGCTCTACAACTTGTTAAGATTCAGATTCAGAAAGCAATTATGGATATGACTGGCATGATGCCAGGACCTGATGGCAACTCTGCAATCCCTATGCAACCAACTCAACTAGGCGATGGCGACATCATGGGTGACGGTGTTGAGGGGGAACCAAATAAAGAGAACTTAGAAGACCCAGAGAAACAAGCAATGGCAGCGATGGAGAACGACGCCGAGGCTCAGGTTCGAAACAAACTTGTCACGGACGCCTATGGAACCAAGATTCCACAAAGGAGAACTGCAGACAAGGAGTAAAAGTTTCTGATGAATAATCAGGATATAGCGAGACAAAAGCATTAAAATGTAATGCAATTATCTCGTAACAATTCAGTGGCACGCCGCAAGGCAACTCGGACAACGACCCAAGAAAGATAAGTGACCTACTATGGCCGATAATCAATTAGACGTTACTGCAACAGAGAACCTAGTTCCAGCAGCAACAGAAGTTTTTCAGAATGAGGTGGAATCTGTGGCGTATAGCGCAGACGACATTGCCAAGGCTCGTGAGCAAGAAAAGGCAAAGTTGTATCCTCAGATGGAAAAGATGAAAGAAGAACTCGCAACCCTTAAGAAGGCTCGTGAGGAAGAACTTGCTAAAGAAGCAGAGCGTGTTTCAGCACGCAACGCAAAAAAGGCAGAAGAGGCATTAAAAGCAAAGCAGAAGGAAGAAGAAGAACTTTCTGTTAAAGAACTCCTTTCTAAGAAGGAGCAAGAATGGCAGTCTCAATTAGAGGCTGAACGTCTTGAGAGAGAACGTGCTTTTGCTCTTCTAGACCAGGAACGCAAGTTCCAAGAACTAACCAGTTACCGTCAGAGTCGTTTGGAACAAGAGCGGGATAGTATCGTTCCTGAACTTATTGACCTCATTAGCGGTAACACTAAAGATGAAATTGAGCAAAGTATTACAATGCTCAAAGAAAAATCTGCAAGTATTTCATCGTCTGTACAACAGGCGATGCAAACAGCAAAACAACAAATGGTAGGAACTCGTGTCACGAGCCCTGCCGCAGGACCCCTCGATAATGACTCGTCACAACAATCGTTAACTCCTGATTCAATCAGGGATTTGTCAATGGCAGAATATGCGAAACAAAGAGCCAAACTACTTGGCACAGCCGCCAGCAATCGTGGTCAGGGACTGTTCGACCGTTAATCCCTTAAACAACTACTGAAAGGACTTGACCTAAATGGCAAGTGCAATTACAGGTACAGGGCAACTCGCAGGAGCCCCAACCGCTTACTCTGGTTCAAACTCATCTTTGAACCAAGCAATTCAAACAATCTGGTCGAAGGAAATTCTTTTCCAGGCTATGCCAATCCTCCGCTTCGAACAGTTCGCTGTTAAGAAGACTGAACTTGGTGTTGCTCCTGGACTTCGTGTTAACTTCCTCCGTTACAAGAACTTCGGAATTGACCCAACTCCTCTAACTGAAGGCGTTCGTATGACTACAAACGCACTTACAGCAGAGCAGATTGCAATCACAGTTGCAGAACACGGCTACGCAGTAGCAGTTTCTGAACTTCTCCTTAACGCATCATTCGATGACGTTATGGCATCAGCATCACGTCTTCTTGGTCGCCACATGGCACAGTACCTTGACGTACAGGCTCGTAACACACTCTCTGCAGCAACATCAGCAGTGTTTGGTTATGACCGTACATCGCTTCAAGGTGTCAATGACTGGTACAACGAAGGCTCAAAGGCAACATCAATTGCTGACCTTGATGGAAACCACAAGTTGTCAACAGGTGCTGTTAAGGATGCTGCTCTTACTCTCGCTGGTAAGAACATCCCTCGCTTAGGTGAGACATACGTAATGTTCATTCACCCAAAGCAGTCACGTGACATTCGTTCGAACCCAGAGTTCATCGAAGTTACAAAGTACGCTGCTCCAGGAAACTTCATGCTCGGTGAAATCGGTCGTCTATACGACGTAGTATTCATCGAAACAACACAGGTTAAGTTGCTTGCTGCTTCTGGCTCATACACAACTTCAAGCCTTGTTGGTGCTCCAGCATCTCAGATTGAAGTTCCTGTTAAGGCTAACACCTCTCCAGGTAACGGCGGAAACCCAGTATCTGCTGATTACACAGCAGAAAAGGGTTACCTCACATCAGCAACAGGAAACTCTGCTGATGCATACGAAGCAATCATGATTGGTGACAATGCATTTGGTCACGCAATCTCTCTTCCAGTTGAACTCCGTGACGGTGGCGTTCTCGACTTCGGTCGTGAGCATGCTCTTGCATGGTACGCAATCTGGGGCCTCGGTGTAATCACCGACCAGGCTATCGTCAAGGTTTACACAAACTAAGACATCGGTGTTGTTTGGGAGTCCTACTCCTTCCTGGGCTCCCAGACACACCACTTAACAAAACTACTTTAGGAGAATAAACACCGTGGCAAATACACAAACATCACCGCTTGACGCAACAGGTCGCGCAGCGGAAACAGCAGCAAAGAAAAATGCAGCAGAACTTAAGAAGCGCAAGGATGAGATTTCCATTGCCGCTCAAGTTGAGGCAGAGAGTCTGGAAAATGATATCTTCGACCCAAAGCAACCAGATGCTCCACTCGTTCTAGATGAAATTGAAAACGTAGGCGTATCAACAGCAGGAGATATGGTAGTTATTCGTACCATTACTGATATTGAAGACATGACTTACGGAGTTGGAAATAACTACACCTTTAAGGCTGGAGTTAAATACCGAGTCCCAGCACAACTCGCAGCATATCTAGAACAACTTGGTTACATTTGGCGTCCTAACTAAAAAGTTAGCACGTCTCTAGTAGTCCGACCCTCAACTGGTTCCCGCCCTCCTCCCAGTTGGGGGTTGGACCTTTTTATTTCGCAATAATGCGAGATGATTTACGCAAGATTTTTACGGAGGTTATGTGGCTACATTAACAAGCATGGCAGACCGCCTACGTTACGAATTAGGTGACATCGGTCGCTCATTTGTATACAGTTTTGTGGCTGATGGCATCACCAATCGCTTCCTCATCCCATACTCACCCGTTGATGGGGCTAACCTTGTCATCCAAAAAGAAGGCACCGATGTCTCAACTGCCGTTGAGGTAGAAGAGGCTACGGGGTACATCACTTTTGATACAACTCCAGCAGCAGGAGACAATATTGTTGTTGCTGGAAATTACTTTAAGTACTTTACAACAAATGAAATCTGCCAATTTGTAACTGATGCATTTCAACAGCACACCGCTTACCATAGCGATGCCTATGGCCGCACTATCAGCATCACAAACTTGCCAACACTTGAAGAGTACCCAGTCGTTGTCTATGCATCAACTCTGGGCCTCTACACTCTTGCTACGGACGCTTCTTTTGACATCGATATTACAGCGCCAGATGGCGTGATGATTCCTCGTTCTGAGCGTTACCGTCAACTTATGCAGATGATTGAAGTCCGCAAGAACCAGTACAAAGAACTTTGCTCACAACTTAATGTTGGCCTCTACAAGATTGACGTCTTTACTTTGCGCCGTACATCAAAGACTACAAACCGTTACGTACCAGTCTACTTGCCACTAGAGGTAGATGACCGTGCTATGCCGCAACGTGCAATCCTTTCTGTACCAACTTATGGAAGCGGAAATACGCCGTCTGACGTTCCTACATTTGATTTAATTATGTACCAAGGCGACTCATATGAGGTCTACCTTAACTTTGCATTTAACCTTACTGGTTACACCTTTAAATCTGACATTGTGCAGATTTTTGGCAGCCAAGTTCCTATTGGCTCATTTACTATTTCCACTGTTAGCGGCGAACCAACTAAGTTAAAGTTGAGCCTTACTTCTACACAGACTGATGCACTGCCAGAACGTTGTTTCTGGGATATTCAGGCAAAGTCTGCTTCTGACCCAACCTATGAAAAGACTTATATGCGTGGCGCTATCTTCGTGACACGCCAGGCGACTTCATGACTTGTAATTGCGGAAACGTCTCATACAACTGCACATGCAGTATTCAAATGATTTCGGTGCAGCAAACTTCGCCTACCGTTATTGAAGTAATCCTTCCTTCATCGCAAAGCACTCAATCCAATATAACTGTTGGTGCTGGTCAGGGTGGTGCTCGTGGTGTGCAGGGTCTTCAAGGACCTCAAGGCACGCAGGGAGTTCAAGGCACGCAGGGTCTACAAGGCGTACAAGGTCCTCAAGGCACACAGGGTCTTCAAGGACTTCAAGGTTTTGGTTACCAACAATCACAGGGAATCCAAGGAACCCAAGGCTTGCAGGGCGTGCAAGGCACGCAAGGAATTCAAGGCGTTCAAGGCTTACAAGGTTTGCAAGGAACTCAAGGTCCTCAAGGTGTACAAGGAACCCAAGGACTTCAAGGAAATCAAGGTACCGTAGGCCCAATTGGTTCTACGGGTGCAACAGGGATTACTTGGCAAGGAAATTGGTCAGTAACTGTTGACTACATAAACAATGATGCTGTCTATTATGACAATTCTTCTTGGTTTGCTTCTGGCAATCCTCCTGTTGGAGAAGTTCCTTCTCTTTCATCCTCTTATTGGTTCCCACTAGCACTGCATGGTGCTACAGGTAGTCCTGGTGTTAGTGGTGCTCAAGGAACAACTGGCGCTCAAGGTACTCAGGGGGTTCAAGGAGTTCAGGGAACCCAAGGAACCCAGGGACTGCAAGGAACACAAGGACTTCAAGGTACTCAGGGAACTCAGGGCCTTCAAGGTACACAAGGCAATCAAGGTACTCAAGGTTTATTAGGTACTCAAGGAATCCAAGGAATTACTGGTGCCAGCGGTCTTTCATCTTCTATCTTTGACTATCTTGCACGAGCCAACTCACAGACACCTCCACCTAACTCTGGCGACATTAAGTGGAATAACTCAACACAGAGTAACTCAACATTTATTTATATCTCGCATTTAACAGACCCAAATGACGACATAGATTTCTTATTGGCAAATATTAAGAGCGGTGATATTTTTATTATTCAAGATAGAAATGACTCCCTTAATTATCAAAAGTGGACAGTAAGCGGCACGCCAACAACTGTTATTAATAATTATTGGACTTATCCTGTCACACTCTTAACATCTAGCGGTACAGGTACAACTAATTTTGCAAACGGTCACCCAATTTCTCTTATTACTCAAAGTGTTGGTACTCAAGGAACAACAGGTTCTCAAGGAACTACTGGTACTCAAGGCACAACTGGAACACAAGGCGTTACAGGTACACAGGGTAACACTGGCGCACAAGGTACGACAGGTACACAAGGCACAGTAGGTTCACAAGGTACAACAGGAACTCAAGGAACAACTGGTACACAAGGTATCCAGGGTATTCAAGGCGTGTTCAATGTTAACCCCGTACAACCAACGCCTCCATATAATGGTCAGGTTTGGGTTAATACTAATGATGGTAGAACCTATGTATACGACGGCGTTGAATGGTTTGAGGCGTATGGAAATTATCAGGGGCTACAAGGGCCAGTAGGATTGCAAGGAATTCAAGGCGCTTCAATTTCTACAGCAGCAACTTACGATACAGACCAGGGAGTAATATCGGGGCAGGTGTTTAGTTAATGGCTAATCCTATAAAGCGTGGAGAATCTGGTAGCCAAGTAAGTTCTTGGAATCCAACTGCCTCTAAAGTATCTTCTTATACATCGCTAGTTAACCCTTATGGTTTAACTTTGCGAAAAACAATTACATCTACTGGAACAGTTGCTATTCCTGATGGAGTTACTTTTGTCTATGCAATTGTTGCTGGAGCAGGCGGTAGTTCTGGCGGTGGAGGTTCACCTTCTTACGGCGCAGGTGGTGGTGCGGGTGGTATTGCTTGGGGTTGGACTTTAGCAGTTCCTACTGGCATAGTTGGTGCTGGCGCTGGTGCTGGTACTGGTGCAAATTCTGGATATACACGCTACGGAAATATAATCGCTGGTGGTGGTACTGGATATGCTGGTACTGGGTTTTTAGGTGCCGCTAGCGGCGGTAGCGGTTCAGGTGCGGGTGTTAATTATTGGGGAATGCCAGGCGGCGCTACTTTACAGCCAGGTGCAGGTGCGGGTGGTGGTTCTAATACTAACGTTGCAGGTGTTGCCCCATCTGGAGCAAATGGTATTTCAGGTGGTGGTGGTGGAAGCAATATAACAACCACTGGTAATTCTATTGGAGGTAACGGCGGTTCAGGTTTAGCAGGCGGCGCAGGTGGAGTATCTCTTAACGCTACTACTGGTACACGTTCAGGTGGGTCTGGCGGTAATGGATACAACATAGCAACTGGTCAAGTTACATTAGGTGGCGGGCCACAAGGTACTTATGGTGGCGGAGGTGGGGGAATTGGTGGAAATGCTGTTGGCGGAAATGGTGGACTTGGTGGCGGTGGCGGTGGCGGTGGGCTTGGCGGCAATGGAATTATTTACCTTTATTGGTGATAATTTATGAATAAATATTTAAAACAAGGTGAAGTTAGTACACAAGTATCAAGTTGGTTTCCGTCATCCAATTTTGTTACTACTGGTTCTTCTATTACTCCTTATGGTTTGCAATTACAACAAACTTTATTATCTACTGGAACAGTAAATATACCTGCAGGTATTAACTGGGTTTATGCAATAGTAGTTGGTGGTGGTGGCGGTGGCACTTCTGGTACTGGTGGTACTTCAAGAATGGGTGGCGGTGCTGGTGGTGTTGCTTGGGGCTGGACTTTAGCAGTTCCAACTTGTGTTGTGGGCGCAGGTGGTACTTCTGGTAATGCTGGCGGTTATACACGCTATGGCAATGTTATTGCAGGTGGTGGTGGTACTGGTTTCTTAGCAGGAACTCTTGGCGGCGGTGGTGGTGGTGTTGCTGCTGGTTCAACAAATTATTGGGGTATTTCTGGCGGTGCTGTTGGAACATCAGCAGGTAATGGCGCAAATGGTTCAGGTGCTGGCGGTGGTTCACCGCAATCAGTAACTACTGCAAAAGCAGGTAGTGGCGGAAATGGAATTTCAGGCGGTGGTGGCGCAAACAGTACTGTTATAGGTGGAATTGCAGGCGATGGCGGCAATGGTTTAGCAGGCGGTGGCGGCGGTGGTGGTGCTGGAACAACAGGTGGTGTTGGCGGCTCAGGAATAAACATTTTGACAGGTGTTACTTACGCATCTACTAGCAATGCAGGTGGCAATCAAGGGTCAGGTGGAGCAGGTATTGCTGGTGCTGGAACTGCTGGAACTTCTGGTTCCATAGGTGGCGCAGGTGGACTTGGCGGTG